AGCCGCCCAAGCCGCCCAAGCCGCCCAAGCCGCCCAAGCCGCCCAAGCCGCCCAAGCCGCCCAAGCCGCCCAAGCCGCCCAAGCCGCCCAAGCCGCCCAAGCCGCCCAAGCCGCCCAAGCCGCCCAAAAACAAGGCGAGGCCTGGCTGGCTAAGGCTTTCACCAATGAGCCCCAAGCTGCAGGGCCTGGATGGTCGGGGTATGGCCTACCTGTCGTGACAGTCCCAGAGATCCCGGCCGCCCTGGTTCACTCGGTTTACTCGGGTTCTCCGGCGGCCCCAGTCGCTAACCAACCGACCCAAAATGAAGTCCATGATGCCTTGATTGCCGTAGCTACGTCACTTGGCCCTGACGTGGCGCTTAAAATCCTTAAAGATCATAAGGTTGACCGTCTTTCCACGCTACCGACCGATCAGTACCAATCAGTCATCACTGAGTGCTCGGTCGCTTTCTCGGCCGGAAAGTAAGGGTGGCTCAAATGCCCGAAAATACCATAAAACCCGATTCTGAGCACTCACCATATGGCGGGTCCCAGGCGTATAGATGGGTAACCTGCCCAGGATCAATACGGATGATAGAGTCCCTTGGCCCCCGGCCGGATACAACATCGGAAGCCGCTGAACGCGGAACTTTGCTGCACGAGATTGCCGCCACCGCACTTAGGAAATACCCGGAGGGGGCAACGCGGGATCAGATAAACGCGGTGGCTCATGGCGCAGCCGTGATATCCGGCGCTGCCAAGAGCCTAACCGGTGAGGATATTGATAGCGTGTGGGATTATTACCAGTACTGCGATGAAATTCGGTCCGGGGGCAGGCCGGGGATTATTTACATCGAGCATCCGGCGGCCATATCGTGGATTGACCCCCAATTGAGGGGCACAGTTGATTTCGCCCTATTCGATATGAGACGAAAAGAATTGTATGTTGGCGATTACAAAACCGGGTACGTTCCGGTCTCGGCTGTTGGAAACGAGCAGTTGATGTTTTACGCCCTATGCCTTCTGCGGAAGAATAACGCGATGGGGGCGGATACCGTAACGATGTTTATTTGCCAGCCTAATATGCTGAATTGGAGGGAAAATACGGTTACAGTGCCCGTGGCGGAGGTACTCTCCTGGGGCGATAAAATGCGGGCCGCCTATGAGGCCAGTAAGAAGTCAGATGCCCCGCTGGTTCCGGGGGCCGGCTGCAAGTATTGCCCGGCTAAAGGCCGCTGCCCTGCGCATGCACAAGCGGCTATTCCGGCGGCGTTGCCGCAAGCAGGGATCTTGTCCCCCGGAGACTTTAGCCCCCCGGCACCCTCGGCGCTATCAGCGCATCAGATAGCGGATATCCTGGACAGGGCCGATGATTTCATGGCCTGGATAAAGGCGGTCCGAGACTACGCCGAGGCGGCGCTTAAATCGGGGATATTAGACATACCCGGCTATAAGATCCTTGAGAAACCCGGTCGGAAAAGTAGAAACTGGACCCCGGAAGCCCCGGCGGCCCTTGGTCTTATGTACGGATACGAGGCGTTTTCGTTGCGGTCGGTTGCGGATCTCGAAAAGCAGTTTGGGAAATCTGGAAAAGATTTTCTGGCCCGATATTGGGCCCCAGAGCCCGGAAACATAACTCAAGTGTTGACAAAGTGCTCCGATAATGATATCGAGGGCACGTCGGCGGTTGACGATTTTTCAGGTAAATAACTAAAAAGGAGAAACAAATCATGGCACAATCAAATCTTACGATAGGCCCAGCGTTCATGACCCCGGAATTTCGGGCCTCGTTCCCCAATGTTTTCCGGCCTTCTCGGCTGGACGACAAAAGCACCCCGTCCTTTAATCTGGTGATGTTGTTCCCAAAAACCCAAGACCTTTCAGTATTTAAAAAGGCTCTTATGGACGTTGCCACGGCTCGGTGGGGGGAAAAAGCGCCCCAAATCGCCGCTCAACTTCTTTCACCGATCAAGAGCGGCGACGCCAAAACTTACGACGGCTACAGCGGGATGCTGTTCATCAAGGCCGCCAATTATATCCATGATCCACAGCACGAGCATAAGTCCAAGCCGGGTTTGGTAGACGCCGCTTTGCAGCCCATTATCAACCCGGCGGATTTCTATGCCGGATGCTACGCCCGAGCCACGGTGTACGCCAAGGCAAGCGGCGGCCCCGGCACCAAGCACGAAGCCAAGGTGTCATTTGGAATCCGCAATATCCAGAAGCTACGCGATGGGGAAGCTTTTGGAGCGTCTCAAGTAGCCGCTGAAGACGACTTCGGCCCGGCGGCAACCCCTTCTGCACCGAAGGAAGCAGGCAACACGATGGATTTTCTGAACCCAGCACCGTCAAACTTGAACTTCTTCTAAGTCCTGCGGGCCTATAGTTTTAAAGTCAAGTTCGCCCGTAGACACAAACCTACGGGCGAACTTGTTAAGGGGGACTCGAAATGACAACAGTCGTATTGGATTATGAAACTCGGTCAAGAGTAAATATAAAAAAGTCTGGCCCTTGGCCATATGCCGAGGACCAAAGCACAGACATACTATGTGCGGCGATAAAAATAGATGCCGGCCCCACCACTTTAGTATGGCATAATCCTCAAATATACGATTCTGCGGGAACAATTGGTACTGATAATCTGATCTCGGCGCTAAACAAGGCCGATATCATCGAGGCCCATAATTCCGCGTTTGAACGAGCGATAACCCACCATATTGCTATTGGGCGCTACGGGTGGGAAATAAGCCCTGGATGGGAAAATAAGCTACGCTGTACGGCATCCAGAGCAGCGGCTATGGGGCTGCCTCCGTCTCTTGACGGCGCGTGCTCGGCTATGCATCTACCGGTGCAAAAAGACAAAGCCGGTAAAGCGGTGATGCTAAAGCTTTGTGCCCCCGATAAGAATGGAGAGTGGAACGAGGGGCCGGAGGACCTTGCGACTCTTGCGCGGTATTGCATCCAGGATGTGGAAGCCGAATACGGGCTATCAAAAGCCCTTCGGCCGCTGTCCCTGGCGGAATTGCTGGTCTGGCAGTTGGATCAAAAAATAAACGCCATTGGAATACCCCTTGATATTGATTTAACAAACTCGGCTATAAAATTGCTGGATCAGTATGAGGAAAAAGCGCTGCCGGAAATTGCAGAGATAACCGGCGGTGCTGTAGACTCGCCTCGGCAAGTAGCTGCGCTTTTAACGTGGCTATCTGATAATGGATGTCATTTAAAAGACCTTACCGCCGGGCGAGTCAAGGAGGCGCTCGAAAATATGGAGCTTAGCCCAAAAGTTCGCAGAGCGCTTGGGCTGCGGGAATCCTTGGGCAAATCGTCGGTGTCAAAATTTTCTGCGATGCTTGCGTGCGCCTCCGAAGACGGGCGGGCACGAGATACAATGATGTATGCCGGGGCAAATACAGGCCGGTGGTCTGGTAAGCGCGTTCAACCTCATAATTTCCCCCGTAAAAGCCTCCATCCCCATACGGATTTTTACATAGACCTGGTACGCGCCGGGCGACTGGATTTAATCGAAGCCCTAAGTCATAATCCCATCGACGTTTTTTCGGCCCTCCTGCGCCCGGCCATTCGGGCACAATGTGGGAATGAATTGGTGGCCGCGGATTTTAACGCGATTGAGGGGCGGGGTCTCGCCTGGGAAGCCGGGGAAGACCACATTTTAGACGACTATCGAGCTGGCATAGACCCATATAAGCGGGTTGCGTCTATAATTTTTGGAGTCCCTTACGAGCAGATAACCAAGGTCCAGCGCCAATCGGGTAAGATCGCTGAATTGGCCTGCGGCTATCGAGGCGGGCCGGGGGCGGCAAAAAAGTTCGGCGCTACAGGAACAGACGCTGAAATACGAGCAAAGTTTATAACCCCCTGGCGCGATAACCGCCCGGCTACGGTCCAGTTCTGGTCTGATATAGAGCAGGCCGCCCTATCGGCCGTTATGGACGATCAGGGCCGGGCGTATCGCTGCCGGGTTGTAGCCTATGGTAAAAACGGTAATATTCTGTATTGCCGGTTGCCCTCTGGGCGTTTATTGGCCTATCATAATCCGGTAACTGCATGGGTGGGGGCGATAAAATTCGAGGACGATGACAGCATTTATAAGACCCGTTTAGCCCAAAGCAAAACCGAAGCCGAAATAGGCCTGAATGAACTTCGCATGAAATTCCGGGCTAAGATAGAAGAATGGGCTATGGCAAAATTGGCCGTAACGGTGGAAAGTTATGACTCAATTGCCGGGCGAATGGAGCGAAAGCCGGTGCATGGCGGGATCTGGACCGAGCGGGTTACCCAGGCCATATGCCGGGATATCCTTGCCGCAGCAATGCTGCGCCTGGATAGGGCCGGGTATCAAATAGTTATGCATATTCATGATGAAATTGTCTGCGAGGTCGTTAAAGGTTCCGCAAATTTGGACGATTATATAAGCATACTCTCACAGCCCCCGCCCTGGGCTCCGGGGTTCCCAATCGGGGCCGAGGGATGGGTAAACGAGTACTTAAAAAAGGAGTAAACATATCATGCTGGCCGTATTCTTGCTTGTAAATTCCTTGTTGGTCGGTCTATTGATTCACACGATTTTTTTCGCTCGGGTTAAGACCCGAGAAATTGACTCTGCTCTCCTAATTCAGGCCCTTCGAAAAATGAGGTGATACTATGCGTTCCAAAATTAAATTTGAAATTGACGCCTATGATCATGTAGAAATTCCAATAGTTTATGACCCCACAGATTTTGAATCTGATGCCGTGATGCCGGATGATGGCCCTATCCTGATTAAGTCTCCTTGCGCTCTGCGTCCGGACACCCGTAGGCCGTGCGAATTGCTTAAAAAATCTAAAGATAATTCAGTATGTTATAATTGTGGTTTGCGTCAAGGCCTGCCGGCTAATAACTTAGCCGAAGAGCGCCAAATAGAAATAGCCCGGCAAGAGGCCCCGCTTACCTCCGGGCATCGTCGCAAAGACACCCCAGCGCCCTTTTATCAGTTGATGTGCGCCGAGCCCGGATGCACAACCCCTGCAATAGGGCCTCATTTCGAAAAATGCGAGCGGCACGAGGAGGATTGATCATGGACCCCGTTTATAGCAACGTCAGGCGCGATCTCGTTTGCCCTACCCCATGGTGCCGTAAACCCCTGGAACATAACGGATCTATCGTGTTTTGTCAGGAGTGTGGGCTTGCATGGGATAGGATGGCCGATCAGTGGGTGGAAGTGCACGGTTTCGTAAAAAATGAATGAGTCTATAATCATTAGAGTGCAATTCGTTCCGGTTTCGCAAACCGCAATGCAATACGCCAAATGCAAAGGTACTTAGGTATTCTAAGCTTTCTAAGTGGTTGATTTTCTTGTAGTTTATTTTTTGAACTTATGGCATCCGGTATGCATTACTATATGGTAACCAAACGTCATAAGGAGACGGAAGATGCAAGCCCCGATATCAACATTCGCAATCAAGATCTACGAAGACCAGCATCTAAGCCCGGAAGCTCAAACGTGGCTGGCCTACCGCACCAAGCACATGAACACGGCGCAGTTAGAAGCCGAGGCTAAGCGTCTGGCCGTAAAAAATGCGGTTATCACCTACCTGACACATAGGGGAAGTTTTGCGGCTAAAATCGAATTTCTGTCAAACTTAGATCTATAAAAAGGAGAAAAAACCATGTGCCAAAATACAAATATCCAAGCCGAGACTGAGCGCTGCCAAAAAATGGTGGAATCCGGCGAGTGCGCGGGATACCATCGATGTAATCTCTATGTTCCCCCTCTGCCACCATGGCACCTTATGCGGGGCTGCTTTTATGACGAAGCTCATGCCTACCCGATCCTGAAGTGCCAGACCCCAGGCGAGGCTCTTCAGTACCTGGAAATTGCCACCTACGCATCGGTTGAGGATTTTTGCCGCAAAGCAGAAGAAAGGAATGCCGAATGAAAGAGGATGCCAAAATCCGAGACGCATTTACGGATGTAATTTGGAATGAAATGGGGGCTTTCTTGTCCGCCAACGAGGAGATAGAAGCCTTTAAAAACGGAGGTGCCCAAATGGCTATGCTACCCAACGGCATTAAGACAAAACAGGCGTTCGAAACTCTGAAAAGATCCATCCTTGACACTGAGAAAATATGTTTGGCCGCTGAGGCCAAGTCGCGCCGCGAAACCAGGCTCATGAGGGCTATCCTCATCGCTCTGGTGGGCCTTGGGCTCCTTTTTGCGGTAACCGTGCATGCCGAGGATACCGGTAATTGGATAAACGACTGGACGATAAACGGGGTGCCCGCCAATCGTCTATCATGGGAACGCGCCGGAGATATCGCCCTCGGAGTTGCGGCCTCAACTGCGGTACATTGGCTTGGGCATGTGGTAGTCCTGGAAGCCACAAACACGAGTTGGGGCCAGATCGGCACTCATGAGCATTTAGACGAGCGGGTCAGCGACGATAGGGCCGCTTGGATAGGCCGGGCCGGGTACTTGGCTGATCTGGCCGTGGGAACAGCCTTGCACTTTTCTCGGTGGCGTAAGTCAGACTTTACCTTAGGGTACCATGCCCACAGTGCCGGAATGATCCTGGTCTACCCCATGATTTTTAAATACGGGGATCTGGATTTAATTGAGCGCAACGCGGAAAGCGGCCTCGAATGGTTTATCTATTCGGGTTACTCGGCCCTTTTGCTAACCGATCATCTAAACTAACATAGCGGCACTGCCGCTGGCACTTAAAAAAATGTCTACTACTGAACAGCAACGCCAAGAATTTGAAGTGGTTACTCGCCCGGTAATCGAGCGGCTTAACGCAAACTGTCATCCTAACTTTATTATAATTATTGGGCCTACTTCAGCAGTACTCAGTGAAAGAGTCATATCGCACGTAACACAAGATTATCTGCGTGATTGATACGGACCGGCGGAAGTGGCCCGCCGCAGGCACCCAAAAAGGAGAATTTATGAATATCTATGATATTTTGCCTGTTATTATCGCGGTTGAAAGTGTTATGGCGTCTCTCCCGCTGTTTATAAAAGGACACTACGGGAGCGCTCTTTATTGGCTGACTGCGGGGGTTCTAAATTTCTCGGTTATATTTCTTATTAAAAAATTCGGTTAATTAAGGTGGCCAAATGACTGATTTATATAACATTTTTGTCGAGACCGTTTCCGGGCGAATCTTGTTTCCGACCCACCCAGACCCGGAATCAATAACCATAGAAGATATAGCCCACCATTTGTCTCTGATAAATCGCTATAACGGCGCTACCGTGAGACCGTACTCTGTAGCCGAGCACTCGATTAATCTGGCCGCCTGGGCTCAATACTTTAACCCCGACCCGGATCTTGTACTAAACTACCTCCTGCATGATTCGGCGGAGGCGTATCTACAAGACATAATCCGGCCGCTGCACGCATGGGCCGCAGAGTTACGGGGGCTGCACGCGATCCTGACCCCCGTTATACATCAGGCGCTTGGTGTCCCATATCTTGGCGGGCTGAATAAGTTAGAGCTAAAACGGGCGGATATGGCCATTAGCCTCGACGAGCGCCGGGCCTTGATGCCCGCCCACCGGGCCTCGGTTGTATGGGGTGACATAGACGATCTGGACCCCCTTGGGATACCTATTGACGGGCCACAAAGCTACCATGACTGGTCAGATATTAAGGGTATGTTTTTGGAGTATTTTCGGCGCCTTATGGCGCAAAAGAGGGGATTGGAAAATGACGGTATCGATTGAGACTATTGCTTCACGGCTATCGAGAATTGAGGAGGACCCCGCTTCCGGCCGGTCCCTGGCCGAGAAGAGCATGGACGCGGCCGCCTGGTCAGTTTTTGTAGGCTCAACTACCGCAGCGTCTCTCAATTATCTATTGCACTACGCCCCGCTGCTCGATTCCGGTGACCCGGAGATCCTATATCAGGATTTAGGCGTAGGATACGATTCCGACCGCCGGGGCTACGAGTCCGGCATAGAGGCGGCAAGAGCGGCTATAATACCAGGTAAAAAGCCGATGACCAGCGAGCAGGCTGCGGCAGCTTTTGTGGGTTTATATAACCATTTAGTGAGGTATCTATGATCAAAATATGCTTATGGCCCGATGGAATGTGGTGTTATCGGGATGAGCTACCTGATTATTCATGGGCCTCGGACGACTACGAAGTTATCGAAGTCCCGAAATATGTAAATAATGTTGACCTTTGGGTCTCGGCTCTTATCGATGCCGAAAAGAAAGGAGGGGTAAAGCGATGAGACTCTTAATAGCGGGGCTTATCGCCATGGCCTTAATGGCCGCATTTTTGGTTATCGCGAGCCTGGTGCATTTGGCGACCGGGCGCTTAATTTTCATCATCAACTAAGGATCGAGTGCCGGACAGCTAAGTTAAAATTTTGTAGCCCCACAGAGGCAAGAACGCCCAGAGGATTTATGGCCCTCCGGGCGTTTCTGTTTCCGGAAAAGAAAACCCGCTCGGGCCTTTTAGCCCGAGCGGGTTTTATGTTAATTTTAGGCCCTACTTGCGCTTGGGTGCTCGTTTGTCCAGGAGCTTGTAAACCGGTACTTTCGTTGACCGGCCGTCTATGGCCGTGATAGTCGTTTTGCCGTTAAAAATGAGAACGTTTTGCTGCAGGAGTTGCTTGATTTTCACTCGGCACCATTCGGGACCTCGGCCCGTTTTCTCGGCCATTTGTTGGGTTGTAAATCCGTCCGGTTGAGTTTTTGACAGCCGCTGAATTTCCGCCTGAATGTCGTCGAGCGATAGCCCCATATCCCCTTTTTTGTCCATGTTGTAGGCTCCTTATAGTATAATGGTTTTAGATCTGGCGGTTTCCCAGGTGCGATGCCGAGTGTAAAATTCCTCATCCCCCTGGCGAATCAGGGACCCGCCTACAGTTGGAGTGGACACTCGGCCCCCCGGAGCGCGGAATAATGAGGGGGTTTTAAGCTGCCAAGAGGACGTAACGAAAATAATGCCATATCCGCCAGCGGTGGGAACGCGGACCTCTGAATGTCGATGACGGTGGGACCGTACTACCACGTCCGGGATTACCCGACCCCATCGAGCGCTTTCGGCGCAGAACTCGTTATACTCTTTTGTCAGCGCCGTGGTCTCGTAGGCCATGGACCCCGTTGTCCCGATATGATGGGAGAAATGAGCCAGACAATTCCCAATCTGCAAATACATTTCGTAGCGGCTTCGGCGGCCAGTTTCATCGGGTACGGCGCCCAGGCGATGGGCCAACTTCTCTTCATCCTCGGCGGCTTCTCCGACATGCGCAGCGGTCCCGGACACCAGGTAAAATCGCCCTTCACATTTTTCGACCACCGGAGCCAGCATCTCATAGGCCACGTTTTGTTGGTCGGACTTGTCTTGGGATATTTGGTGGGATGCTTGGTGGTGCCGGCCCTCGATTGCGTCACCGTTATGCACTACCGCGTACTTCTCGCCCCTTGTGACCTGGGGGACCCATTCGTTCCAGAACTGGACCCAGAAATCATAGACCGCAAGCTGGAACCGGCTCGCCTCGTAAAATCCCCCATGGGCTAACCGAATTTTAGGCGGGCAGAGGGCGAGTTGATCGCCGCAATGCGTATCTGATATTACGATAACGTTCTTAATCGGCTCGTTTTTTTCTTTCTTTTTCCTCATGACATACGTCTCCTTTTTTATTTTCGGGATAGTAGTTTATCAATTATCCCGGAGTTGGTTACCGCACGCTCGCCAAACCAAAATATCAACACAATTAGGTTGATAGCTTTCAATAGTTCGCCTTGCTCGGTTGTGAATCCGGTTTGAACGAAATATAGCCAGTCAAGATATCCTACCAGAATAGTGAACACCGGCCGGATAAGGGACCGAATTATGTTTACAATCCGTGGGACATCCTTTGCCGCACCCTCGTATTCGAGGATAAATTGCCTGAAGGCCCCGTTTTCCTGGCGGGCTTCGGAGGCAATGAACATTTCCATTTGTTGCTCAAGGTTAGCGCGGTCGGCCTCTGACATCTTGTCGCGCACAAACTTATTTAGCCCCGTCTTGACGAGGTCGACTACCGACGATATGGGGTCAAATCCCATAAATCACATCCTTTCGGAACTTTTCCATGTCAAAATATTTTCCGGGGCAGGCCCGGTTTTTGTCCAGCTCCCGGTGTCCGTAAATGTACTTGGGCGCTATGGTATGCGCGGTAACCAGGGCCTGGACGAAGCGGACTGCTAAGTCCCATTGATCGCTCGGGACTTCAGTTTCATCGAAGTTACCTACCAGGCAGATCCCGATTGAATCGTGATTGTGGCCCAAGGTATGAGCACCCCGGCTATCGGGCATCCGGCCGGTAAGAATCTCGTAGCGTCCGTTGACCATCTCAATCCCATAGTGATATCCAATATCATCCCATCCATGGATGCCGATGTGGTAGCGCCGAATCGCCTGCCACGATAAGGCTTCGCCATCCGGCGTTAACGAATGATGGATGACGATTTTACTCGGGTTTCGCAAAAGCATCATTTTAGAGCCCTCCTAATTTTTTTATTAACGATATTAGATCCTTGTACGCGATAAAGCCCGACCCTACAAAAATGCCGCTCGCAAAAATTGCGGCCGTGGCCGCTTGCGCCCGGCTAACGAACTTCTTTTCCATGCCCGCCTGGTTCTCGGCCAGCTTCTGGACCGCTAATAAAATGAGCCAGTCCCGTGTTTCCGGTGGCTGGCTCAAAAATTCTTGACGGGATATTCCTGATAAATCAATACGTTCTACCATTTGTCGCTCCTGTCAAATAGCTAACTATTCCAAGCGGGGATACAGTACTAATATAACTGATAATCGGCCGTTTGTCAAAATAACTTGACCGCAATGATGATAATAATTAGTATGGGGTATGATCAGATTTGCCATAGTTTTTGCATTAAGCATATTCCGGGCCACGTTGACCCCGGCCGAAATGGCCGCAATCATAGCGATTGCGGCCATATGGCAGATCATTTATCGAGTACGACGAGGCTATTGGTTTTGCTCTCCCCCGGCAACCGCGTATCCGCTAAGGCCTCTTGCCGGGGCCAGGTTTCGGGCGCTTCCAGGCACTACGCCCCGCGCTGCCGCCGACGCCTGGGAAGTCTGGACCCGCTCATAAATCTTTGGCCAAATCTTGGCCAAAATTGCTTGTCCCTTATCCCCTGAAAGAAATGATTTCCCTATCGCCTGGGTAAGTCTCGCCAGCGCCGGGGTGGTATTTGAAAAATTTGCCCCGCCCTTAACCGGAACAGTGGCACGTTCCGCCACGGAAACAAATTGGGTAATGAGTTTTCGCTCTTCAGGGCTAAATAGGGTCTGTAGTACTTCCGCGTTTTTTGTGTTCATCGTTGCCCAGTCGGTTCGCAGCGCCGCACCGGAAAAAGACCGGCCCTTGACTGCTTTCTCCGTGAGCCGAACGAACGCCTCTTCCTTCAACGCTTTGATCGGCTCGCTTCCTTCTCCAAGTAGGCTCTTAATTTTTCTGATTTCTCTCGCAAGCTCGGGCTTGCTCAATAGCCCGGTATTAGAGGCCCCGAAAATCGTGTTACTTGCGGCCTCCGGGGCTATAGCGAACTGCTTTCCTTCTCGTTCGATCAATTTTTCAACCAAGTCCCCGGCCTGGAATTTCTCTCCGAATTTTTTTCTCAACGTTATCGCGCGTTTCCAGGCTTCGATGGACTTCGTATCCGCCGATTGCAGGGACGTCAAAATAGCGTCATCCATGTTATTGTCAAACGTGCGCTTGGCCGCATTGAGGGCGGCTCTCTCCGTTTTGTCGGAGACGTTATTGGCCAGAGTCGATACTTGTCGACGCCAGGCGAAAAGGTCATCAATAGCGGCCGGCCCCGGAGCGGCACCTTCAGCTGGGGATATTCTTTTCGCTAAATTAGCCAACAATTTCCCGGTATTGGGCGCAAATTCACCGTAGTCCTTGATTGATTCCGCTATGTTGGCTACTATTTTTTCGGCGGACTCGTGCGGCAATTCCCCCGGCAATGACCGGGCTTCGTTGTAGGCAGCAGTTATGGCGGTTTTCTCGGATGCCGCCCGCGAGGCCAAGGTGGATTGGATCTGCTCTCCGGCCAGCCCCCGCTGAGATGACCCGGCACCGCCCAAGCGTTGCTGGATAGCGGGCACGTTGCCCCGGAGGGCCTCTTCGGTTCGGGATCGAGCCCCGCTCATAAGAGCCTGGGCTCCTTCACCCATTGCGCCTTTTTCGGCCAGATCTTCAAACATTTGGTCAGACGGCCGCATAGTTAGCTGGCCTCTGGTTAGCGGCACGGCCTCTGGTAAGGACCGGGCCTCTGCAATGGCCGCAGCTTGGGCGGGGTCGGAAGCTCTTTTCGCCTCGTCGATAAATTGCCGGACCATATCATCAGTAACGCCCTCTGCGGCCTTGGCGGCGCTTAAGCCCGGGGTTGCAGCCTGCTTGGTCTCGATGATAATTTTCTTGGCCACTTCCGGGTTATCGATCTTTTTTCCGGCCCGCAAGAATTTTGATATAATTGGCACGAGAATTGCTTCGCCAGCGGCTCCGAGCCCGGCGGCAATACCGGCCCGGGGCAGGCTTACACCTTGTTCGCTTCCGGCGGCCCCGGCGGCCAGATCGGCAGCAACCGATGCCCCACCGGTAGCCGCCCCTACCGCTGCAGCTCTACCTGCAAGACCCGCGCCTTTGCCGAGTAATTTAATGGCCCCTTTAGCGGCCCCGGCCATTTCGGTCCCCTGGGCAATAAGGTTAGCGACGTCGCGGGGCGATACCCCTGGCCGGTTAAGATATTCCCAGTCTCTGCCGGGAACTCTAACCATCTGGTTTCCGTATTCGTCCGGGGCGAACTCGGCCCCAGGAACCCGTTTTGAGATGATATCTTGCATTTGCTCGGGCTCGGAGGTGTGCAGCATTCCAGCCGCTGATTTTAACGCCCCGCTGGCGGTGGGAAAATCCTCGAATCTGGTAGTATATTCCCCCACGCCGGGCCTGCGCTTCCCTTCTCCCGTTATTCTCTGGCCCATTCGGGCAAAAAATCCTGGGCCTTCTTCGGGCGATCCCTGGGCTGGGGCTTCGGGCTCGGCTTGCGGTGCACGCGTCGCCAAGGAGGATTCATACTTGGCGGCAACGTCTGGCTTCAGCAGCCCTCGGCGGTACGCTTCTTGCAACGCTGCCGAGGTCTCGGGTTTCAGCAACCCCCGGCGATCAGCTTCGATTATTGCGTCGATGTTTTCAGGCATTTAAATATCCTCGTTATTTGAAAAGATCTGCAGGTAGCGCTTGCATAAGATCCCGGTTGCTCATTTGTTGATATGGCGACTCTGGGGGCGCCGATGACGCCGGAGCCGGGCCGGATTGCGGAGCTCCTTGAATGCCTATAGCAGACGTTATACGCTTCATCATCTTGTAGTCAAAGAGCGGATTTTGTTCATGATATCTATCCAACTCGTCATAAAACCCCTCGTCAAATCCGCCAGTCCGCTTAACGTAGTCGCGGGCCATTTTCGCAACCTTTACCTTGCGCTCGGCCAGCTTATCCGCAAGCTCGATGATAAGCTGATTGCCTTTCGGAGTGCTGCTCAGTTGGGGGGCGGTTTGGCTAAACAGATCCATTTCCTTCTCGGATACCGCACCTTTAGTCCGGCTTACAGCGTCAAGAGTCATGTCTACCGCAGATGCTTTAAACGCCTCAGCAAGGGGAACGTCGTCCTTAAGGCCGTATTTGGATATGTCAATTCCCAAGCCCATTAGCGCTTGTTTTCCCTTGGTGGTAAGGGGCTTTAGCGCCCCGGTCTCCAAATTCTGGGCTAAGTACTTGGCCTTTTGCAATCGGTTTTTGTAGGACCAGGCCTCCGAGCCCGCTTTGGTCAATTCGGCATATTCGGCCGCCCGGTTTTTCCCGAGCTCCTCGTCAAACTTTTTCTGCTGCCCCGGCATGTTTATCGTAGTCGTTGGTGCGTTTTGCCGCCTAAACGCGGCATACTCTTCAGCCGTAGGCATTTTTCCGCCCTGCATAAGCTGCAGGTTTCGAGCCTCTCCCGTAAGCCCAGGAGTTTCCGGTGGCCGCTGCCCTATAAGATTCAACGCGGTCCCGATATCCCCGCCCTGTTGCAATACTCGCTGGCCAGCTTCTTGCGGTGAGCCCCAGGGAGACGCGAGGGCCGACCTCGTAGCCGTTTTCTCAGCCAGGGCCAGATGGCGTGCCTCTTGGGTATTCTGGTATTCAGTATCGCGCATGGCCATCTCTTTTTCACGATACGCGCGGTTTTCGTCGTCGATATCTCTCTGCCGCCTCAACTGCATGGCCTGCAATAGCGTTTGCATTCCTCGGGCCTGGTATTGAGACGGGTCCACTATATAGGATGAATAATCAGGCATTTTATTTAATCCAAAATAATTCTAAGGGTTTGTAGTCTCTTTTTTCATAAAGTTCGCCCACCGTATCGGACCACTGATTAGCGGGCTGCGCCATGACGTTTCGAGCTCCCAAGTCGCTTACCCGGCGCTCATAGACCGCCAGCAGCGCGGACCCGATTCCGGATGACCGATATTCCGGTTTAACCCAATACAAAAGCTCGTAAGCAATTGATATCGAGGGGTTAAACGTCCAGGGGCCGACTATTCCGGCAATTACTCCGGCTACCTCATTATCCGCGCTATCCACCAGACAAATAAATCCTGGGGAGCCTATCCGCTCGGATAACCAGGCCGCAAACGCCTCGGGGTCAAATTCGAGACCGTATTGATCAAAATACCCGGCCGCCGCGTACAGCTGATTAGCGCAGTCTATAATTCCGGGGATATCGGAGATATCAGCGTCGGTTATCATTAGGCTATCCCCCGCCAGGTCCCTGTGGCTGGCTTTCCCCCCGATCCCTGCATGGCGTAAAGGGATGCAAGGTTCCAGCCCCCTTGCCCCAAATTATTCCACATATTCGACGATGCTTGCCCGGCCCCCAAGTATCCCTGCGCCTGGGCGTTACCTGATTGCTGATAGAGACTTGCCAGCCCGGCCCCGGCCTGTTGCCCGGCGGATACCGTTTGACCGGTTGCGCCCATTCCCATAGCAGCAAGATTGGCTTCTCGATTGTATGAAGTGTTGTATTCGTCCATCGCCCGGCCGTAGTCAATGTTATATTCACCGAGCGCCCGGTTGTACTCATCAACCCGGCGCTGATACTGCCGGGCCTCGTCGGATGCGGTCAGGCTCTGATTAAAATCGCTCAACGTGTTGACTGCCGCCCGGCTGCCATAGAGCCCGCGAGCGGCCATAGCGCGGTTTATGGCCTCCTCACCCTGGCGCTGCTGGTAGATATACCCGGCATCCGGCTGATAGCCTCCACGAACCGACCCCGGAGCGCTACCGCCTCGAACCGTGTTTCCGGTCTCGTCAATCATCGTTCCGCCAGCGCCCGGACCGCCCATAATCTGCCGGTTTCCTGGAGCCACGTAATTCGCACCCCCAGAAATCGGGCGGCTAAAATAATTGCCGGATCGGGCCGTAAAACTCGGCTGATTGAGTTTCAGCCCTTCAAGGCGGCCCAAGGCCCCATATCCAGATGTACGATAAGGGCCAAGATCCGCCCGGCCCGTATTGTACATTTCCAGGGTTGTACCCGACCCGATTCGGGCGGCCTCTACCTGGGCATCTGCCGCCCTTCCGGCGGCTTTCGTTTGGGCTTTTGAGCCCATAAATCCGCTGATCAGTGATCCGCCCAAAGCCCCGGCGGCCAATCCGGCTGCTGCTCCCATATTTATCTCCCTATTTAGCGGACAGCACCCTAAGGGCTGCCAATAAGTCATTAAGGTCAGATACAACCCCGGCGACGTCTATCGCTGTACTATCGCCTGGAATCGATAATACCAGATTATTCAATACCCGGCAAACATTATCGTTAAACCTCCTTGCATCTTCCGGGCCATTTGTCAAGGGCGGGGTCAAAACTTTACGGGCGGCCATATTCAAAATCCTCCGAAACGCTTGATAATACGGCAGGTATTTTAGATTGCAAAACTATTTCGTACTGCCTGGAATAATATTGCCCTAAGCGCCTCATTTCCCCTCGATACATCGTATCCCCCGCGTTTTGAAGCTCGATAGTCCTCTCTGGCTGCCAACTCGTGGACCCGTTATCCCGCCACCGGACTGTAAGACGCAAGGGCTCTGTTTGGGGCTCGGCCCGGAGGAGGTTGGACCTCTTTAGCCGAAAAATCAGGCGCTTAGAAAATTTTCTCCGTCCGCTGGTGCCGTGGTCTATCTGCGGGGTTCGGACCATCGTGCGTAACAGGTTCCCGTTATCGTCATAGGCATCATCTGATATTTTGTAAATCGCGCCTTCTTGGCCAGCGGCTACGGTAAACCCCCAGGGATCGCATTGGGCGTATGAGAGCATGTTAAATGCGTCGTACCCGGCGGCCACAATATCCCAGGACCCCCATTGTGACCACAGGCCGCTGATGATATCATAGACGATAGTCTTTCCCGCCGAGGGAAACGTAAGGAGCCAAAAAAGTCGGCCGGCGATCCGTAGATAAGAGCCTAAAGCATCATTAACTATTCCGAATGACTGAATATGCCTATTCAGAACCGGATTGAGCGGCTGAACAGTCGTTCCCACCAGCCGAACCGCTTGTTTTGACTGATCAAGGAAATAAAATACGCCGTCGCAGTTCGTTACGGAGCCGGGAGCTATCGTTCCGGTAGCTATAGCGTTTTGAACGTCTGGCACAAACGGCGTTACGCCGTCGTCGCGCCAGAATTCGATAGAGTTGGAGCCAAATAGGTACAAAAACGGCCCCGCCGAATGCAGCGCCAGGAGTCCATCAGGCTGATTTTCGGCAGACGCAAAATCTCCGGCCCAAGTTTGGGGGTTTGAGACTGAAGACCAGTGGAAGCGGTCGGTTCCGGCCTCGTTGGCGATCAGATATTTATCCAGAGCCGTGATATGCGTTACTACGGCTGGAGCATCGCCATCGGGTAATAGATACGCACCGCCAGAATCGATAATATCGCCGGTGGTGACGTGCCGGGGCTCGATAACCACTATCCGGTCGCCATTGGCCGCGAAACAGGAGAATTTATCATGCTCGACCCATGTTATCGGTAGCCGGGGTAATAGAAAACCAGGGGTAAATCCGAATGGGGTGCCGATGTTGAAGGTGGCCCCGGCGGGGTCTAATATCTGCATGATTCGGGCTTTAGCAACGCCCGAATCATAGACTTCCACGGCCGCTAAGCAAGCCTCAGACCGAACAGCCCAGAATAGGCCATAGACGGGTTTAAAGTCCTGGGCGGCCACAAATAGCTCAGTTCCGGGACGTCGATTTATTCCGCCTTGTTGGTCGATGTACCCGTCTTGCAAGATCGAGCCATGAGTGACAAGGGTGACCTCGTCGATATCGACGTTGCCCCCCGCCTGGATAGGTAGTTGCTGATCAGTTGGCATTTAGGATACGTCTCCCCATTTAATCTGCAAGGCGGATATCGTGGCACCGCCTATAGCCACTGATGTATCGCTGCCCGCTGATTGCGCAGATAGTGTGATAGTATACGATCCGGATACCTCGCATATAGCAACTGCGGATACTCGTTGATAAGCAGTATTAGATGCTACAACGTCCGCGTTTTCGCTGGCGATTGTAGAACCGCCTTGAAATGCGATGTTAGCGGAGGAGGCCAGCATGCGGATACGATTCATTCCTCCGGTTCCTCCTTTTGTGCCCTCATATTGTCCGGCCACAATGAATCTATCCCCGGCCAAGGCCCCGGTTATATCCAGCACAGCAAGTATGATATTGGCGCTTGTTACGGTAACTGCTCCGGTATTGGACTCGTTTACCGGGGTATCGTCGGCGGTCCGAATAAAGTTTTTTGCCGAGACGACCCCGCCAAAGCTGCTTGGAGTCATAACTTCCCAGTTTGACCCAAAGGGCAGGGCGGTAACTACGAGGCCGTTATATGACAGCGCGTAAGTGAGCGTCTGGTTTATCGTTTGTGTTGAGAAAGCGTCAAGTGTCACGGTAAATGCCCCCCGGCGCTTGACTGTAAGGGGCCTCAAAACCGTTGACGTACTGGGCAAATGGATCGTTATAGCCGCTCCGGCCGCCGTGGTATCAGCAATTATAAAATCATCGTCCACCGTGGCCGTGTACGAAGTTGAGGTGATAGTTTTAAAAGCCAAAACTCCGGACTCGCACCGGATATCATCCCAAGTGTAAACTGTAGCGCCAAGGGAGTCCTTGACAATCAGCTTGTAAATCCCATCCCCGTAAACTTGGACCCCGCCGGACGAGTCCAGGGTTCGCGAGGTAAACGGATTCGTCTTCTCTATCTCGGTCCAGATGTTTTTAGGTGTTGTCGTTCCGGCGGCGTAAAACTCCACTGATCCGCCCGCAAGGGGCTCGTTTGTAGCGGGATCGATTAGCCCGGACAGTAAAAAATCAAATTGCGTTGCTTTTGTATCTGCCATAGTTAGTCCTTATTGCCACGCCAACGGCATAGTTGATCCAGAATAGATTTTAAACCCGCCATCATAGTACGTTGTACGAGTGGTGGACAAAGAGTTGCCGAGATAAATAACTTGAAAGTCATCCGGACCGAGTGAGCCCGTTGTTACTGAGTAGTCCCATGCGTCCCAGGTAGCCGATTGGTTGGTTGATATTTCGATGGTCTCCGATCCCCCGGCCGCGAGGATGCCGTGGACAAAAACATGGACCCATTGGCCCACAATCGCGGCTGCGGTTCCAGCGGTTATCCAGGCGGAGCCGGTATAGTACTGCACGGTCTCGGTAGCCGAAAGTCTCAAAGGAAAGCTCGCTGATTCCACGGAGTTATAGACCGCGACGAACCTATCAGTAGTCGCGGTATCGGTGTTACAGAAAAACCAAAAATCATACCATATTTCGGTATATGTTGTATCGAGGGTTTCTTTCGCATATTCTGCGGCGTCTACCTGCATGGAATATGTACCGTCATGCACTTGAGTCGTAGACTGAGCAGGTGCGCCCACTATTGAATCCCAATTTCCGGGAAACACCCCTTCAAATCCGCTACCATCGCTGAAAATAACCGAGTCCCCGCCTCCGCCAAAGGTTCGACCGATCCCCGGACCGGGTCCCATGCCCATTCCGGCATAAGCCAGCGCGGGAATGAGGACAAAAAGAACAACCAGCTTTCTCATCGCTGCACCTTCCAGTTCAGCGTTCGCGCTCCCGGTGTAATAGAAGCTGCCGTATTGTTGCACACTTTAAAATTTACGTTGTTTGTAGACGGGTAGGCTATTATAGTCAGCATCCCGTTTACCGAGGGCTGATAGCCGACCACTCCCGTGGGGTCCGAATTAAATCCCCAGTCAATTATATCGGTTGTTGCGGTCCCTGTTGCCGCAGTCGTGACCACGGTCGCGCAGGCCCCGGAGGCTATGGCCGAGGTTCCGAGCGCTGATGTGCCTTTAGCCACAATGACCGATATCCCCCCGGCCGTTTCGGCGTCGTCGGCTAAAGCGGTTTGAACCCCAGTTCCCAGGCCGGACAAAGGGAGATAATTCGAGGCGGTAATGGTATCCGCCACCTCGTTGTCATCCCAGGGGTTAGCCGTGTTAACCAGGTTCTCAGTGATCGTGCCGTCTGCGATATCTGTAAGCGTGGCTTCAAGTGGTTGCTTTGCCGCAAATAGCGCGTCAAGCTCGGCCGACGTATCGTATGCGGCACCAATTGCGGATAATAGTAAATAATTCGAGGCGGTAATGGTATCCGCAACCTCATTATCCGCCCATGGGTTAGCAGTGTTAACCAGGTTTTCCGCTATCGTTCCGTCTGCGATATCTGTAAGAGTCGCATCGGCGGCCTGATAGTCGGTTCCGGCGGCTGCGGTCGATGGAGTTGCTACGCCCGCCGAGACCGTGATTTTTAGCAGCCCGGTTGTCAGAGTACCAAGATTCGATTCATTGGAGAGACCTGTTTCTGAGGTTCGAGTAAAATAACTTCCGGCTGAAGGTGCGTCCGACCCCGCCGCAAGGTCAATTATATCCTGAATCAGGGACTTATAATTTCCAGGAGCCGAGGCGGTACCTAAATTAGGGATATAATCCGCTGCGGTTGGAACGCGCTGCGGGAACTCGGACGCTTTCAGCGCCAAGGCCAGAGGCACGAATGTGCAGCCCGCAAAACATGCTAATATAATTAAACAAAGTGATTTCTTCACTTATTTACTCCCAAATGCCGGAGCTGTCCTCAAGGTCCCAAAATCCGATACCGGATTCGAGGCCCCAGGCCCCGCCACTAACGGTAGGACTGGTTATCATGCGGTAAGACGGCTGGCGGCAGATAACGTTTGTATTTGCCATCGGAACGTAGGCATTGTTGGCCCGGATTTGTCTGAGACTGGACTCGGCACGATCTACTACTACGGCTGAAGGCTCGCGTTCATACTCGGGCGATATTTCCACGGCCAGGTTCCACAAAATCGCGTCCTCGTATTCGGGCGGGAGTGAAATTACAGTTGTCAGTGCGGCGTAGTCGGCAATTGCCTTATGAGACCACAAATGCATGGAGTACTCGACCTCGGGAACCGGCCAAAAGAAAAGCGTGGCCGACGGGTAGGTCCGCTCGAAATAGCACTTGACTGGTCGGGATGTAATAGCTTTTATCGGGACCCGAGCATACTCTTCGGCGGCCATGCGCAGAACTGGGTAATCGAAGTCATTGATTCGAATGAACATCCTTACGATACGACTCGGCCAGCCGGTGGTTATTGCCGCCCCGGACGCGGCCCCGCCAATTGTTATCGAATTGGACCCGGAGGGCAGCGCAAAGCTTTCTCGCGAAACGTTACTTGGGCCGTTTTTATCCCGTAGCCAGCGACGCAGCATCATATTTATGGACGCCATAGCGTCTAACTGCTCATCAACCGACATATTCGAGACCCCGATTTTCCGGCCAGCTGAGTTTATCAGATCCGCTACCGTGGTCATTATTTGGTCTCCATGTGGGCCTTAACCAAGCGGCGAATTGCCAAAATAGACAACGTGTCGTCTACTTCAAGGCCTTGCTTCTTGGCAAGATTTATCAAATCAGACTTCGGCATCCTGTTCAACGCGGATACTGCAGGGGCAAAAGAGGTGGCTTCCACTGCGGTAATCGGAGCTGGCGCGGGGTCCAGGAAATCCAAAGGATTTTCGGCCTCCTGGAACTTATCCGGAGTATCCACCCATCCTGCACCATCTTCGCAGATGTCGCCAGGGCCGTACAGTTTACCATCGGGCGCTAAATCCTTGTGGTATAACCATTGTGGGGTATTAATTTTCATGACTTACCTTCACACGGAAAACAGGCGCGAACCAAAAATACTCTTCGGGATAGCGATCAACCACAGCCCGGAAAAACTGATAGAAATCGTCTGGCAGATCTGCGGGCATTGAAATTAGAGTTGACATTGGTTCGCGCCTGGTTTGGGTTTACACGGGGGCTTTCACCCCCGGAATTTAGTTATCCAATGATCCGGCAAGCGTGCTCGGGACGTTGGGCCAAGTGGCCAAAGAAAACATCTAACCGGCAATTGTACTGCGCCTCGCTGATATCATATTGGCGCAAAATCCGGATGTTAATGCCATCCATTTCCTTCTGGGCCTTGAAATCAACATCATTGGGCATTTCCAGCAATGCCGTTGCGAACGTGTAGGCTTCTTTGTGATAAGCCAGATTGAGCGGATACACGGTGGAAGCCGCACCGGCAAAAGTAACAGCCGCATTATCAGCCGGGAAAGCGCTGACACTCTGTAAACCCCCGGAAGCGCTGGTGTAGATTGCAGGAGAGACTGAGAGGGTTACCTCATTCGTGCCAGCCGTGGCATCGGCGGTCACCACAAATTGTTGCAGAGTCGGCATGACTTTCTTAGTGATCGGATTCACGCCAAAAACCCCGGCAACCGTGAAAATTTCGCCCTTCTTCACGGTATCGGTCGCTCCGGTGAAACCATCGATGTGAATCGTGGTCGCCCCTTCCACAGAGACCGCACCGTCAACCAGGGTCGTACCGGCTCTGGTACCCGTGGTCAGCGAGGGCAAAAGCTCGTTGGCGTGGAAATCCAGGCCCAGGGCGTGGCCCATTCGAGCAGAGGTGAACTGTTTCTCGATTTCGGTGCGGGCGTGGAACAGCGTGGCCAGGCCATTTACGGTGGCGGCTTCGGCAGCGGCATCGATCTGAACATGCCGGTTACCGTCTTTTCTCGGAGCGCCGAAACGGGTCATCTTGGACCCGGCATTGAGATAGACAAGGGCAGTTGCCGGAGTCGTTCCAGGGGTGCCTTCCTGATTGTAAGTAGCCTTGACCATGTTTTCCAGGGTCTGCAATTCAATTTCCTCGGCCAGCCGGGAAACAGCGGGCTTGATGACCTGGCGAGAAAAATCGGTCAGCGACAGGGCCAATTCAGCGTCGGTAAAAATCAGATCCACGCCCCTAACGGTGCCGACTGTCAGGGTATCGTATTCCTCGACCATGTTTTGGCCGGAAAAAGTCCAGCCGGTCCGCACGGAATAGCGGGCGGGCTTGCGGATACGGATAGAGGCCCCGCGCTTTTGACCGGCAATCGTGCTGGTCTTATCGTGTTGTTTGTCAATGGTGCTAACAAACGACATTTCATTGTGGACGATGTTCAAAGATTCGGCGGTAATTTCGTCTACCGTCAACAGGGTATTAGCCATTTTGGGATTCCTTTACTTTATCTCGCCTTTCCGACGTTTTTCGATCCAGGCTTTCAAATCGTTTTTGGCCAGATCGGCGGATGAATTGGTGTGCGCCGCTTTGCCGCCCACCGTTTTAATCGGAGGTGGATTCACTGCGGTCCTCGGCGGCGTACTTGATATTTGTGCCAGCAACCTACCAACTGCTATTGCCTGGCTGATAGGGTCGAGGCGGTTAATTTGTTCGAAAACCTCACGATTTTTACCGAGGTGATAAGCGATATCGGCTGGATTTTCGGAACTAAGGACAATTGCGCCCAGGACATCAGACACGGGCACCGAAAACGCGACGTCTTCAAAATCGGGATATTTTTCCCGGCCGGAATCGACCATCTTCAGCCTGCGGCCTTCAAAATCCTGTTGGACTTTTTCCGCCTGTTGTTGTTGCGCGGTGCGCTCCGTAGTGACTTTTGTTTTGTGTTCGCGTTGCTCGATTTTCCAGCCCGCTACTTCCTCGATATACCGATCCTGATCAAAATCGCACGATTCCATCGTCGGTCTCGGGCGAGTAGGGGCCTCCGGGGCCGATTGTGTTCCTGGGGCTTGAGTAGCCGTCTGTCCGCGCTCCAAATGTTGGGCCAAGAGCGCCTCGAGCCTGGCAGCCCGTTGAACTGCCTCCGTGGCTTTTCTTGATTCCGCTTCTCGCTGTGCGGTCAGCTTATCAAACCGTTTTCGGTACCAGGGCTTTTTGGATACCTGCAATTCCTCATCAAATTCCGCCCGTTTCTGGGCGTCGATTTCTTCCGGGGTGGGCTGTAAAGTAGGTTCCCCGTTAACCGCTGGCGCGACTGTAGCCGCTGGCGCATTGTTGGGGTCGGTGGCCCCAGGTTGTCCCGGTACCGTCAAGTTAGTGACGTTTTCTGGCATGGTATTTCTCCTGTTTTTGCCGGTAGTTAGCCGTTAAATCTTTTGATTCTCCGAGTTAAAAGAGCAAGATAGGCCCTCATAAGTGTCAATTGATCCTGTAGATCTTGCTTTTCTTCCGCGCCTAAGCGAGCGTAAATTTCACCATTCATAAAAGACGCCAACTTAGCCGTTTTGGCGCTTAACTCGTCATATTCTATCCGTACTCGGTCTTTGTAATCCATTCTCTGGACTCTCCTTTTAGGTACTTTGTAGCCTATCCGTAATTATATTATGATCGCATTATAACGCATTGTTATCCAAGATACAACAAAAATCTTAATGCTTAGACACCAGGAGGCCCAAGATCAGTTAACCTTGGGCCTCGGGCTAAGTCGATTACATGGACGCAAGCGCCTCGGCCACAGCAATTTGGGCTATTTGCATAATTTTGGCCTGCATTTCGTCGTCCATCTGGGACAAATCGCGCTTCTTTTTCTCATTGTCAAGCGCCTTCCCTTCCAAATCCAAACCGACTTCAGGATCAGGTGGCGGGGGCTCTGGCGGCTGATTCATAGCTTGAATTTCGTCGGCAATTTCCTGGGCCTCGGGCCAATCGAGATTTTTAGCAATCCTCGGGATCAGCAGAGGGGCATAATCCGGTGCCATCGAGGCCAGTTGGATCATTCCGTCTGCTGCTTCGAGTCTCCGGGTTGAGTACCCTGGGCCGGCGTCCATTGTTACATCATACCGTCCGACTGACAAATCGTTCGCAACTATACGGCCCGTAACCGGATCAACCACGTTTATCTGCGCCCATCCCTCTTTTCCATCCTCGTTTAAAAGCCGGATAACTCGTTGAGTATTATAGATTTTGGGAATCAGATCGACCAAAATACGGCCCGTGTATTTTATCGCCCGAGTCTGGTTGTCGGTATAAGCAAATGCAGAGATATCGCTTTGGCGTTGCCGGGCGATTATCGCCCTGCCGGACGTCTCCTGGCTCTTATTTCCCAGGGCCGCATCATATTGGCCGGTGCAGGCCTTTAGATCCGCATCTGCCATCATCGCCGCTTGATTGTGACCCGGATCGCCAATAGACGGAGAGGACCGCTTCCACGCATTTTCAAAACCATCATTGACCAGCAAATAGGCCCTTGGCACGGAGTTTGCCGTATCCCACATGTGCTCAAACCCCTTTATCGCGTTTGGCGTGGTAACAACAGGCTGCTTTGGGGTCAGCGCCAGGGTCTCTATTTCATTTGACCTCGCCCAATTGTAGAGCCGGGCGGGATCTTTAGCGTTTCGCACTACGGACCGATACGAAACTTTCCCCTCAATCCACTTTTCCTCTCCGGGGCAAAACACAATCGGGATATATTTTCCGGGCCACTTTTGAGGCGCTTCGAGCAGGCCGGTCCCAGATATCTTGCACCAATAGACACAGTCATAGGGAACGACTCGGGTATCTGTGTACCGCAACGGCTCGGCGTTTTCGGTTGATTGGTCTACAACCGCCTTGATCAATTGGCCATCAGGAGTTGCTACTTCGGCGGTTTCAAACTTTTCGAGAGAGATAGTCCGGCCATCGGCCAGCAAAAACAGTTGCCGAGTCTCGGGAACTTTATAGAAATACTCGGCTACGCGGATTTTGGTTTCTGATCGCCAATCAGCCCCGGTTTCCCCTATTCCCTCTGGCAGGCCCGAAGCCGGTTCGTCGGGATACTTTTCCGCGTAGTCATCAGTTGTCAGCTCTTCAACCACAAACGCCCACTTGATATCAGATAGATCCGGCTTTACCGCGTCGGGGTCACGATATACGGAAAATTGATTTACGACTCGCTCGATAAGAATGTCTTGGTCGAACGTAGCGTCATCAGCGTATTTTGTAACGATTCTCCAAACGCCCAGGCCTCCGTCTACCGCGTTCTCAACCCCCATATCATAAGCGGCCTCAGCATCCGACATATTTTCAATCGACCGTATGATGCCATTCAGGAGCCCGGCCACTTTTAGGTCTGCCCCAGAATCGTTCGGCCGGACCTTTATGGTCTGGCGATTCTGGCGCAAATCATTCTTAATTTTGCGTGTATGCCCGGCGGTCTTGTTGATTGTTATCAGCGGTCGGCCCTTGCGTAGAGCTTTGTCGGCTGCGGACCATTGCGCACCATCCTCGAATTTAAGGTCATCCAGCATTTGGACCCGCTGATCGTGCTCAGCCTCAACCGCCCGCTGAAAGCGCTTTAGCGCGGTTGTCAATAGCTTGTCGTGTTTGCCTTTTTTCATAGTGTCATCCAACTTCCTTGATTTTCCGGCGGCCGCCGGGATCTTTGAGGCCTTCCGGTCATTTCGAGTTTAGGGATTGTCAGGCCGAGCAGCATAAAGGCGTCTGAGGCGTGCGATGACCAATCATGCTCGGGCGATTGGCTGAATTTTCCCTCTTCCGTAGCGTGTTTTTTGTAGTGATAGTACCTAAGCGATTGCAGGCCATCAGCGCATTTCCCCTCATCAAAAATACAAAGCGGGAAGACCGCTCGGGCCGCCGATATCGCTATTTTTTTGTTTTCGGGCGGGGCCGGTTGAGTCCGCACATCAAAACCCAATGAGCGGAATTGCATCTCAACCGACCGCCCGCCCGCTGCAAACTGTTGGGCCTTGCCATCGTGTGGCAAATGGAGCGTTCCATAGACGTATTGTTTTCGCTGAAACTCTTTGGCATAGTGCGCTACACCTTTGAGCTGATCCTGAAGAAAATCAATTATCCGGTATTCAAGACCGATCCTCTGAACAAACCAGGCGCTAAAGAAGTCGCTCCACCCAAGGTCCGTGTAAATATCCACTTTGTGCGAGGGATCGTAAGGCGCGCGGCAAATACGTTTGTCCAGGGCGGCTTGCCGGAGCTCTTCAGCGAAAACAGCGCCATCAAGCGTTTGGCGGCATTTGCCTTCCCAAATATGCATGTAGTCGTCAATCGACCGGGCCTTGCAAGCCGCCATTTCTTCCTTTAGCACTTCCGGAAACCACGGATTATCGCTCCAATTTACCTCTACCGCAATCGCGTTATCCGGCGTATTTATTACAAAACGCTTATAGACTTCATCAGTCTCCAAACTCGGATTGAAAGATAACCAAATCTCACTGTTCGGTTCCCGAATCGTCGGTATTAGGACGTCCAGCGAGGATTTTGAGACATTGTGCGCCTCTTCAATTACAACGCGATCTATGCCCTCAACCGATCTAATGGAGTCGATATTGTGTTTCAGGCCAGCAAAAATTATATCGCTGCCATTCAGAGATTTTATCGTGGTTTTCTGGATGTCAAAATAGTTTCTCAACCCAAGCTTATTGATCTGTGAGACCAGAAGCGCGTAGCTACTTTCTTGAATCGATTTCTGGATTTCCCGGCTGTAGAGAATCCTCATTCGGGTTTCAAGCATATCCAAAAGACAAATTCGGGCTATCGTCCAAGACTTGGCTGATCCCCGGCCACCATAAGGGATCTTATATCTGGCCGGTTCTCTGAGTATCCGTAGCTTTTCAGGGAATTGAATATTAATCTCGGGCATCCGGGGCCTTCCACTGCACGGTGATTTTAAGGGGCTCGTCATTTGCGCCGGTGACAGCCGCTTGGGTTTTGTTTGACCAGCCAAACAGGTTCGAGCCCGCAAAAATCGTAAACGGTCCTTGAACTGTTCCGGCCATGCTGGCTTCAATCCATTTAAGGCGCTGGATATCTACCGCCCGCTCGACTGCGCTCGCGAACTCCGGATGAGCCTTGGCCCACTGTTTAATCGTTTGAGTTGACACGCCCAAATGGGCCGCAAATCCCTCAAACAGGGGGATCGGATGAATATCGGGGTCAGAAAAGTAATTAAGGAGCTCCATGCATAGATTGGTATCGTACAGGCTCGTGCCCTTTATCTTGGGCGGATATTTCGCCAACTGGGTTGACGGAAACCCTATTGCGTCCCGCTGCTTTTTCATTTTCCTGCTCCTGAATCTGGCCCCCGGCCGCATTTTGAGAAAAGGAGGATGAAACTCAAAATACCGGCCGGGGGCCTATGCATAAATCATGCACATCTTAGCTTTGTTTGTCAAGCGAAAAATGGTTAGGGCTTTCTAACTTTCATAACATACGTTACAAGTTAGACACATGATGTTATGAAAGTTAGACAAGCCTAACAATTGTCGAGGCGAACTGTCAGTACATTGTCAGTACAAAATGAAGAATGTGTAAACCTATATCTCGACTTAAGTGTCGTTACAATGTAGTCCGCTCCAAACCGCTCCGGCATCTCGACTTACATAACCGCGAATCTACAAGAAGCGAGAATTTAGCGATAGCGATTAATATGTTAATATCCGAAAATGACAATTAGAACTTAGGCATAATTTTCGAGCAAGCGTTCGGAAAACTAACACGGGGCTTAAAATCAAACGATACATGTACGAGAAATATGCCGGTATAGGCCAGAGAAATATCTTTGCGTGGCGGGGCTAAGATTTGACCAGGGCGCGAATCGCAAACGTGTTTGGCATGGTGTCAGAGACCAGAATCCCGTAATAGGCGATCAAAAGGGCGTCGGCGCGATTGTGGTCCATGCGGCGCGTAATGGCGGAAATCACATCCGGCCGGGATATAAAAAGCCGTCTTGCAATCTCCAGGGACCGCTGCTTTGTATCTTTGTAGGCCGAATCAGGCCTAAGATCGAGGCGGCGATAAATTTCTTTCTGCCAGGTCCTGGGGTGCGCCAGGTGGTAAGCGAGCCCAAGCGCCCGGCAATAGCCCTGCACAATTCCGTGGGCGGTAACGTACACTGACTGCCGCGCTACATCCTGACCAGGCCGCATTCCAACCTGCTCGAGGACAACTGTAACGTTTGCGGCCTCGAAAAGCTTGCGGGCAGCAATAAATCGCAATAAATTCAGAAACTCATCAGACTGATAGTCCGCTATGGCGACTTCAACGATGCCAGACTCCGAGACCCCAATAGCGGCCAAAGCGCCTGTGTTACCAGGGTCAATTCCGATGTAGATTTTTTCTGTCATTTTCACCCCCTGCGATTTATAACAACTGTAACGCCGATAGCGTGGAAAGTCAACTGGGAAAAATTGAGGAGGGGTATTCGCTGGCTTACGAGAGAGCACGAGGAGAGGATACTACCGTATCCTCTCCTCTGCTCTCTCTAACGCCCAAACCCGCTATATCACGAGTTTTGTGTGCCGGTTAGCGGATCTTCTTTGTAAATCAATACCTTATCCCTTGTTTCCGGCCTAATATTTATCACCACCGTCCTGTCGCCCCTGTAGGCTCGCGCCCCTCAAGCCTTTAGATTGCTCTGCTTCTCTCGTTGTAACTTTTCTGCATGTATAACATCAATCATATCGCTTATTTATCCGCCCGGCCCCGCACATCAAGGACTTTGTCCACTATATTCCGTTTGAGCGATATAGTTTTTAGAAAATCCAATAATATCAATACGGCGAGGTTTCGAATGTGATTCAAATAGAATACCTGATGAGAGTTCCTCGTCTTCCCACAGATCCGCGCCCCCGTAGGGCCTATTCAAATTTAGGTCGGAGCGGTTAGCGGTGGGCGTGGGTTTGCGATTAATTTAGTAATCCTTCGTAGATGGGCTGTTTTGGCTAATCTTCAGCTTTCGTTATATTTTGTACAACGCAAAGTAGAAGCAAAACTCTCATAACAGTGAGAAATCAGTGATCTGTGAGCCAGTTAACGTCTACAAGCCAGTTAAGTTGCAGAGGGTTTAAGCGCCGAATCGTAAGAATATCTAATGAAAAGTTCTAAGTTACACCACCAATCCTTAACTTTACTTTAAGGATTCCAAGCCCACAGACGTCTATCGGGGCGGGATTCATTCATTAAATGGGATTCATAGCCTCGTAGCTATGTTATAGCCGTCAAATGAAAATAAAAAACCCGGAGAGTAAAAATCCTCTCCGGGTTAAGCGGTTTTTAGCTTTTTAGACCGGCCGGTATCCTAACCGGTCTTTTCGTTTTACCTTCTTTATCCGGCCCGATTCTGTAAGCCGGTGGATGCTCTTCTTTAGATCCTTAAGACGCAGGCGCGACGAGGTAGGTATCCTCACCGCAGCCAGAGGATGCCAGTTGGGTGCGCCCGTTAGGTCTGTTTCCCATAGGCGAGCTATCTCTGATAATACCAGGGCATCTATATCCCCGTCCTTCTTTTGCTTGGATTCGGTTTTGTCCCTATCTATTGCGACTCGTAGTCGTCCCTTTTCGATATTTACCGGATTTAACGCCGCATACATGTCAAGAAGTTTGATATTCAAGTCCCGTACTGTGTTTAAGATAGTCGTACGGGTTTCCATGAAGAACTCGGAGTCCTCGAATTTACCCTTGGCGTATCCCGCCATAAAGTTTAGGCCATTGAGCAGCCGAGCCCGCTCGTTTTGCAAACGGGCTTGCTCCACATACGTGGGCGCGTATTTTTCGGTAAGAGCCCCAAGCTCCTCTTTTAAATCGTCTATCATTATCCAGTCCCCCTTAAATTCCAGGCTTGAATGCCCCCGCCCCCGGTTTTTTATTCGGTCGATCGTCGAGTTCCGGCCGCGTTTTCAGGGTCCAGAGAATCGAGAGGAGGCAGAATACGGCAGCGCCTAAATGATGTTTTTTGTGTTTTAACGCTGAGGGTTCCGGGTCAAGGTCTTCCCCGCCCCAGAAAAAAGCAACCAGGTGCCGTAGACATGCGTCCATCATCTCGGACACCAGGAATCCTTTGCGCCAGGATTCGCGCTCGTACTTGTCAATCCCTTCTTCATATGCGGGGGCTACAAACTCGGCCAGAATGTCCAGGGGTAGCACAGATACCTGGGTCTTTTTTTCCGACCGGGAAGCTTTAGGGGCTAATATGTTTTCTATTTCTGACCGTTCGAATTGGCGGCCGGGCCTAATTTGTCTTGTAAAATCAACGGGGTCCTTTGAATTCTCCTCTGATATGAAGAGGTGTTTTTCCGCTCTGGGTTGCGGGTTTTCTTTCGCGTTGTAATCAGCCATCCGTTCCCATACTGGCTTGTAAGGCGCAACTTGTTTTGCCTTTTCTTCGAGGTTTTTTTCTACCGGGTCTTTACTCATTTTCGTGCTCCTTTTTGTTTTTTACGCTGATTGATATCCGGCGCAGATGCCGGGCTAATTGGTCTATCATTTCATGCACCGAGGCCGCCGGATCGCATTCCGGGGATGGTTGCTCTATCCCGAGCGTCGCGCCCAGGCGGTCTATCTCGGCCGTTAGCTGCATGAGTTTTTCAATAGTCCTGATGTAAGTTGTCATTTATCCAATCTCCCTTTTCGTTTTTTATTTCTATTTTCAGGTTGTCTTCGGCCATCATTTTATCTATCTGGTTGCCGTCTACCCCTCTGGACCGTTCCTTGGCCTTTTGGGCGCACCATTCGAGGAACACTGGGGATCGGGATAAACTTCGCAGCGCCTCTTTTTGGGTTTGATATCCGGTCTCTATTGGATTGGCCGGTTGATGTAGCGCCGGAGGCGGGGTGTTTCATTCGAACGCAATTTTGGTGCTTGTTCCGATACTGCCCTCCGGCCCCGGTGCCTGAAAAATATGTTATATCGAGGTCTTTTTTGTTGATTGAGAACAATAGAGTTTTCACTTCCCACCTCCTTTTTTATATGTTTTTAGCCGCTCCAAGGCCGATCTGACCATGGATGGCATCCCCTCGTCAATGTAGTCATAAATCCGGGCACGGGTTTTACCGGGGGCCGGCCGGCGCACTCGGCCTAAATACTGAATGAGACGCCCGTTAAATTTTATCGGCGTACCGATGAACAGGGTTGAGAGACTTTTGCAATCAAAGCCCTCACCGATCAACTGCCCCGTGGCTATGAGGACTTTTATTTTTCCCGCATCCAGATCGGCTACGAGGCCCTCACGGTCGAGTTTGCTTGAAGAGCCTGTCAGTATTTCGCAATTTACGCCCCGACCTCTTACAAGCCGGGCAAGGTGCTCGCATTGTGATTTTCGGTCTGTTAAGGCCAATATAACCCCAGGCATTTTTGAGGCCGCAGCTATATCCCAGGAAATTAAGCCATTACGGGTTTCATCGTCTGCCAATTCTGACAAGGCCTTGCTGTAAAAATCAACTGGGTCCGCTTTGGAAACAAACTCCGTTGTGCGGATAATAACGTCTATTGGTAAAAGTGCGCCGGAGTCAATCAGCGTCTCGTCTTTGACTTCATGTCGTAGAGGACCCAGATACCAATATATCAGTTGGGATAGCTTATCTCTGCGCCAAGGCGTGGCGGATAATCCAGTCATGTGCATACAGTCAAATTTTGACACGACTTCGGTAAATGTTCGGCTCGGCGTTCTGTGGCACTCGTCAACTACTAAATGGCCGAAATTCTGGTATATATCATCGGCTTTGTTCACAAGCGTTTGCACCAGCCCCACGGTTATTTTGTCGCCTATCGTATTTTTGCCTGACCCGATAAGTCCTATTTTTCCACAATTAGGGACAAATTGTTTGACCCTCGCAATCCATTGTTGGGCCAACTCTTTGGTATGCACGACTATTAGGGCGGGCTGTTCTCTCCGAGCGATTAATTCCAGCGCCATTACGGTTTTACCGCTGCCCGTGGGGGATGATAAAACTCCGGTTCGGGTCTTCATCATGGTGTCTGCTGCCGCCCGCTGGTGAGGCTGCAATTTTATGTTCGTAGTGAGCCTGGTATCCGGCAGACTTCGAGTTCGGTCCTCGTATTCCACTTCACACCCAGACGACGAACAGAGCCCCGCTATTTGCGGTCCTGCCCCTCTTGGTGCTAATAGAGACCGGCGGTCTGGCGAGACTCGGTATAGTTTCAGCCGCCGGGGGGTTTTCCCTGCATACCGGTTGAATCTTACCGCTTCTTCGTAGGCCGGATTAGGGATTGTCAGCATATTTTTCACGGCCTCGAGTATCGAGGAAGGAAAATCTTGCAATATCAGTTTGTTGTTTATTACGATTTTCGGCTTCATGTTTTATTGTCCGGTCGATGTTAAGGTAAATTTGTTCTGAGTGCCCGATAAATGTTGGCTGATAGCCGTTTCGGTGGTTGAGTTGCGTTTTTTCAATCAATCCATCGGCTATGAGCCGGCCGAGGCATTCGTCAATCACAACTCGCGGCATTTTTACCCCGTAAGTGTTTCGTAGTGTGGGCCAGTTGTACAGATTTTTAGGGGATAGCTTGTGGTTATTCAACAGACCGGACCCGGATTCAGCTTCTTTCGCTATCGCCGCGTAGACCAATTGGCAATTCTCGTTCAATTCGGGGTCTATAATTTCGGTCTCGATGACGGGGATAAAGGTACCGTTGACCCACTGCAAGACCAGCCGCCCTCCGGCCGCAGATGTTGAGGCGTAGTTTGATTTTGTCCTTGATAGAACGCGATGGTCGGATAACCGGTCATTCGACTCATATTTTCCCATATACCATCTTGATCTGACTCCACCATCCCAGGCCGTGGAACCAGAGTATTGGCTGCTATCGGATTTCGCTGGATGCCCCACAATGAGGACTGTTGCTTCGTAGTCTATTCGCAGCCTGCCCAGGCAAGTCTTCAAGAATGAGTTTACCGCCGGGCGATCATTTTCGCTTCCTGCAAATATGTCCGCTATGGTGTCCAGAACCACTAATTTCGGGCCTTTGGGCATTAACGATAATTGGGCGCGTAATTCCGGCCAGAAGGGGCCGGGCACAACTTTTCCGGTCCTCGGGTCCGATTGCGCCAAAATGTTATCGGCACCTACTCGGGGCCAGCCGTACCAATTTTTACGAGTTTCGGGGTCGTCCAGCGCGAAAGAATATGACGCGTCACCTTTGCAAGAGGCCAATCTTCGATGCAACTCATCCGCGCTATCCTCGCACGCCACGGTGAGAACCGGCATTTGTTTAGCGGGCATGTTGAGCCATTTAGTCCCGGAGGCCACAGCGAGCGCAAGTTGCAGAGCGGCCATTGACTTGCCGGACCCCGGCGGACCGTATAGAGCGGTCAATTCACCCTCTGGCAGCCAATCTTGGATTATCCATTGTCGCTCCGGGGCCGGACCGATAAGGTCATCGAGGCGCAGTACTCCAACAGGTGCAGCGGGCTGCGCCGGGGCTGCCGAGAAATCATCAGCGGTCGGGGGCTCGTTCGGGTAAATAGGATCAAAATCCGCCTCGGGCAGGGCGGAGCCGGCAGCAGATCTGGCGTATTCATAAGCGTGCGCAATTGTCGCGGATAGCTCGGCGTAGCTTAAAGGCGGGGTACATATTTTATCATTTACCGGGGAGAGGATAAGCTCACATGTTTCCGGGCTTATCGCGTAGTCCCTTACGATGCAGGCGGCTTTGTACGCCCATTGATTGCGAGTCCCCCTTGGCGCCGGTGCCGTTTGGGACGATATAGCGGACATGGCCGCTACGATGTTCTGGGGTATATCTTCTTCCACTCCCGGAGCGATATCTTGTGACACTTCGCGCCAAGCGCCTGAGGCTGATATAATCCAGTCTGGTGTAGGCGCAACCGGGGCGTTTTTTGTTACGATATACTCGCCCTTACCCGGCACGGTCTGGCCCGCCAGAGGAACCATTACGGGTACGTCGAGGCCGGGGCCTAATTTACCGATGCTGTTTTTCGCGGCCCCGGTGAAATAAAAATGTTGCCCGCCGGAAGGTGTGCGCACCTTTAGAGTGGTAGGCAGCTCACCGTTCATTATCTCTAAGGATAATAAAGACTTTAAGCCCCCCGCGTCTTTTTTTACATCGACATCCAGAACTGTCAATCCGGACCGGGCTAAATCCACGCATAGATAACACTCGGGCCAGCGATCCCGCCATGTTTGTATTGTTTGGGGAATATTGGACGACCCAGACCGCCATTTTATGAGGGGCGTGTGTCCATTCTCCCACCGCGCGGGGAACAGATACCAATTTCGATCAAGCGCATATTGCAACATATCCAACATGATATCCGCCCCTTATCGGTTGTAGGATAGTAGCGCATGGGCCTTCACTGCTCCTAAGGTCTCCACTTCTATTTTATAAGCGAGGCCGGGGCCGGGGTTTCTTCTATTATTTGCGATTTGGGACAGAAAAGCGGCTGATATGCCAAGTGCCTCGGCTGCTGCCGCCTGGGTACCATATTTCGTGGTTAATATCTCTCGCATGAGGCCGCCCGAATATAACCGTTTGATCTGTTTAACTTTTTCTATTGGGGTTTCCGTGGACCCCGTCATCCACCGGCATATGTTTTCCGGGGTCGTGCTTAGTTCGGCCGCTAATTGGGCTATGGTCATGTCGGTTAGTTTTAGTAATGATAACAGCATTTTGTTAGCTCCTTTTTCCGAAAGGGGGTTATATAGTTAATAAAACGATAACACACTTTTTTTGGTTTGCAAACTCTTTTCTTTATTTATCGGCCCTCTTGGCGATTGTACTCGAGAAAATATTTTTAAAAAATGCTTGACTTCTGATCTGAATGGGCTAATAATGGACTCATCAAGTTAAAAATGTTTGCAAAGGTTAAAGGAGGATTTATGGTAACAATAAGAAACCGAATGGGGCGTATCCTTTGGATGGATGACGCGCGGGCCACTCTGGACGGGGCTGATCTGACCGGGGCCAATCTGGACGGGGCTGATCTGACCGGGGCCCATCTGACCAGGGCCAATCTGATCGGGGCCAATCTGACCAGGGCTGATCTGGACGGGGCCAATCTGACCAGGGCCAATCTGACCAGGGCCAATCTGACCAGGGCCAATCTGACCGGGGCCACTCTGGACGGGGCTGATCTGACCGGGGCTGATCTGGACGGGGCCAATCTGACCAGGGCCAATCTGACCAGGGCCAATCTGACCAGGGCCAATCTGACCGGGGCCACTCTGGACGGGGCCACTCTGGACGGGGCTGATCTGACCGGGGCCAATCTGGACGGGGCCAATCTGATCAGGGCCAATCTGACCAGGGCCGATCTGACCGGGGCCAATATAGACTATGTGTCCTGGCCCCTATGGTGCGGATCTTTGGGCGTAAAAATTGACGCCCGAATAGCCGCTCAACTGCTGTATCATGCGTTAGCTCCGGCGGTGTCATGCGGCCATTTAAGTGCGGGCGCGACTATTGAGAACCTGATTGATTTTGTTAACGCTAATTTCCACCGGGTAGAATCCGATAGCGTGCCGCCGTTAAAAATGGGAGACAAATAATGGGAGAGGACTATCCATTGTTGCGGGATATGAAGCCTGGAGACTGCATATCCCGAGTTGACAAGTGGTCTATTGTGCGCTATTGGGACAACGGGGCCGGTGAAACAATTCGAGAGATGCTTTTTTACCCATCTGAGTTTGGTATGGGGCAAATCCGGGAAATGGCCAAAGACCCGCTTATGAGCGATAAGGCCCAAGCCTTTAATCACCGTTTAAACCGCCTCATTTTAGACGGCGATGCCCGATGGGAGCTTTAATTTGACACGAGGCCCTAATATGGTTGTCTACCTATTTTATGACCCGGAGAAGGAGGCTCCGGGTGAGGTGCTCAACCGGTATTTGTTTGAAGCTGCTATTTCCGATAGAGCCGAAGTCAATAAAAATGTAATAGTGTTGCCCGAGATATTAAAATTTCTGGCCGAATAAAAACAAAAAAGGAGTATTGAAAATGTCTGAATCAATTATGAATCTGATCGAACGCCTTGTTACCGCGCATGAGCGCATCGCTGCGGCCCTGGAAAACGAATCCCTTACCATTTTGGAGGGGGACTCAGAAAATGCTGTCGTCTACGAAAAGATTGAGCCCGTTACAGATCCCACGATCAACCGGGAAGATGTGCTGGCCCGAGCAAAAGAACTCGGTTTGTCCATTAAAAAAAGAGAGCGGACGTCTGATATACAGGCCCGCATAGCCGCAGTTGAGGCCGATATGGATGGTATAACAGAAGACCCCGGCATCCAAGCCGCCCAAGCCGCCCAAGCCGCCCAAGCCGCCCAAGCCGCCCAAGCCGCCCAAGCCGCCCAAGCCGCCCAAGCCGCCCAAGCCGCCCAAGCCGCCCAAGCCGCCCAAGCCGCCCAAGCCGCC